CCGGCCCCGAGGGGTATCACCCTACAATGGATTCATCGCCCATTGCAGAAGCGACCCCTTCACCTCCTCTAACATATCCTAAGAGTACTCAGCCCTATATACATTTGGCCCGTTTGCTGCGGTCCAAAGGGAGTATGTAACTCCTTATAGTAGCTAAGTGCTCTCTGATACTCTACAGGAAATACTGGCAAACCGTGGTCGGTGACGACTCGGGTTCCATCACGCGAGACGAAAATCGGTAAACCGAGATTCGACCTCGTCGCGATGGCACCTAAGAGCCAATCATCGTCACGGTTATTCAGCATAACCGAGAGCATCAGTGTTAGAGGGCTCCCATAGAAAGCCACCTCTGGCTTTCCGGGTATCTCCATAATCCGACACAATCCGAGCATGCTCAGTATTGTGTGGTCTGGACACGAAATCCAGCATGGAGGGATACCCTCCTCGTGTCTTTTTATGAACTTGGCCTGATAAAGACCAAATTCGGACTTCGTTCCGATGAAGGCGGGAATTCCATCTTTTTCTAAGATGAGATTCATCGCTTCCAACGTAGGAAGTAAGACCCGAGAACCCAACGGCGTTTGGGCCCACGACTCTAAGTCCACATCGTATATGTGGAGGTAAGAGGTGGAGCAATTTGTCTGATGCATTCCAAAATCCTTTCTGAAAGAGATTATTGGAAGTATCAATGACAGACTGAATCGCCGCTGGGGCGTCAGCCATCACTGTCTTCGGCTTTACTGGGGTGACATCGTCACCCTGGTAAGCGTCGGAGCCACAGGATTCCCTAAAGAAGCCGGTGACATACGATTTACTCGCATTCACCTTCAACTGAAGGGTTTCCATGATGGCCAGTAACGGCGCATACCCACGTGTCGGTAATATAATATCATCACCGAACACGCGGACCTGGTTTGACAGAGCCCAGATAGAGGCCCAGTTGATCGGACCCCTGATACTAACACCAAGTGCTAGCATCAAGAACACAATCGACTGGACTGGGAATGTCACAGCTGAACCCTGCGAGGCGAACTTCCTCAAGTTAAGGAAGCCCGGGACATCAGAGATATTATCTCTGATGTACCTCGTACGTGCGGCGTGCAGAGCGTGCAGTAACGAAGGATTCCTTCGAAAGGCACGTTCCACGGTCCAACACGTAAGACGATCACTAGCAGACGATAAATCTACCGTCGCTAGGGATCGATCTCGGGAAGCCTTGATAACTAATTTGCTTGAAAGGTCCTGCCTTCGGAAATTGATAAAGGAACCTTGAAAAAGGTCCCCTAATCGATCCCTAAGGAAGGTCCATACCAACTGCTGACAGTATTGATGAGCTGTCGGCTCAGCAGCAATAAGGCGTGGAGCCTTAGCTGTTTTTGGTACACAAATCAAGCGAGAGGCCACCTCATGATTTATTGGCCTTTCCAAGTCTGAACTCGCCGTTTTACCGACGAACTCAAACGGGAAATAGTTATCAAGCTTATGCGGCCAATTTGGAAAACTCGATTTCTCGTGGTTTCCCAAACCTTCCGCAACAGCTCCAGGACCATGTCTAAGACCTGTGCCGCGGCCCTCAGCCTCAAGGGATCCTGAAAGATCCATCGAGTCAAAAGGGCCGATAGCATCAGCGATGAGATCAGCAACTTGCTGAACTCTATCGAGGAGATATTCGAGACGCCCATTCTCGCGTCCCCGGTTTAATCTTTCTTCGGGGCTTTCGGCCTTCGAGAAAAGATCGACCGGATAAGCGGAATGAGAGTAGGCAGTAGACTCGCCAAAATGGCGATCGTCTGCCCCGTTCTCGAAATCGACGTCGTCGGAATCCCATCCAACGGAGGGAAGCCGGAGTTGTCGTTCGATTCCATGGTACTCTCCGATTGTCGCTTTTATGCGATCGTCAGAGCATTCCGTGGCTATCCTCTTCCCAAGGCAAGAAATTTGCCTCAAGAATAAGATGGCTAAAGAATCGACTCCGTCTCTTAGACAACCGTGATTGTCGAACACACGTAACCATAGTCCCGAAAGAAATTTCGGCACATTGGTCCTCGTCGAGACCGCTTTTGAAAGCGGTCCAGATAGAGGCAGACGTCCGGTCTCCAATCCCTCTAATAAAAGGGAATCGAGATGCGGAAGGTCTAGGGTGTAAAACCCCAGACCTCGTGATCGACTGAGTAGGGTCAGGGTCTTGAAGTCAAGATCCAACCCCCTCATCGACGGGTATGCTGAGCGGAGATCAGAAAAGATCCCGCTCATGACATGGAGAAGAGCATTAACCTGGCTTTTCATGCCTATTCCTTTCGGAAATGGTATCCAAGCCACGGAACCTCATACTTTCACACCTTTCTCAAAGGTGTGTAACGGTACTTCGCCGGCTATTTCTAGCTTTCGAAGTTCACCATCTTGGTCACGTTAGCACCCGAGCTTGCGCTCAGGTAGTTACAGAGACCGACGGCGACGCCGACCGGATCGGTCAGGGTATCACCCTGCTCGTTCTCGACCGTAATCGTGGTCCTTCGAATAAAGGACCGCGTTGCGGGGGCGACGGGAAATATCGTCCAGCGAAGCTCGATGTTATGGCGATCAATCGCCACACCACGAGCTTTATCTGTACGAGTTGAATTCCGAATGTACATGCGGAACTCATCCAGGTTCGACCGGAGCAGCCACTCGGAAGAGTACTGATCCTGATTGATCCTGATAAGAGTTCGCGCAACGGCATTCACCGTCACGGTTTGAGGATCCGCGAACATGCTTATTCTCCTTATCTGGTTCGTATTGGCAGTAACTAGGGCTCTAAGCCTTCGTTACTGCTAACGAGGCCAGAATGCCCAACTGGTTCCCGCTGAGAAACGGGAACTGGGCAGTGACAGAGGGCGATACGGTAGTGCGAGTTTTGCCTTCCCTGATTATTTGTATCGGTTCCAAAGAATACGGTTTAGTATTCTTCGTACCCGACAAACCAGGGGCAGACCACTCCGTACGAGTGTGTGTCATGACAACACATGTTGTCAGACTGGCTGGAATAATATTTCGTGAGGCCGATAAATACGACCCCACGTTTGTACCCCAGTCAATGAGCCAGCTCCATGGTATTAGTTCCCAAACAGTCGAGAAATCGATCGTTAGGCCTAATACACATCGCTGGATCAAACGCCTCATTTCCGTAGGTGTGTACATCTTTGAAAGATCAGCTGTCGGTGTCCACCGACAATGAACTCTCTTAGTACGTACCGTGTTACCTCTAGCTCGAGTAGACAGGAATATCCCGTTACTCTGCTGAGTCCAAAGGACATCAGATGCTAGAGAACCCATACCGACGGTAACCGTCCTACGAAGTCCCTTTTGGGTCTTAAGACGCTCAACCTCCTTGATCCGTCTATCGACTTGATCTTGGAAATTGAACATCTTAACTACGTCCTCAACCACGGGTTTAATACCGAATTGATAACGTAGGTTCTCCCTACCAAACTCACGAATAAGGTCTTGCGATCTTTTCTGAATAAGGTGGAAGAGTTCACCAATTTGGAGAAGCTCGACCGGCACGTCAACATATGGACGTGACGGATTAGTTCGAGCAGCAGCGGTTGTTGCCGCTGCCACATCTCCTGGGATTCCATCGGGATTTCCAATATGGGGACCAGCAACCGTAGACCGAAGCATATCGCAGACATAGGATTGGAATCCAGTGCCTGCAGTATCCAACGGATGGTTGATGATCCCACCAAGAAACTTCCATGACGCACCATTAATAGGACGGCAGTCTCCCGGATCATTAAAATCCGTGAGACTCTCCGAACTATTTGTGATCGGCACAGAAGCAATTGGGGCACCAGATTGCCATCTAATACCACCATCAATGGTGGTGGATCGCGATCTATCTCGTTGTGCCATAAGGATTTCCACTGTCACTAGGTGAGGGATTGGTCTTGAATCGGGGATTATTTCCCCTCTTCAGGAACCATGCAGGGTGACGCGAGTCACCC